ATCGCCATTTGATATGTACCCTGCACCACACTCAACGGGCATCGATGATGGCGATTTAATGCGAGAGCATAGACTTCGTTCCAATGACCTTTACAACATGATCGGAGTGAAGGGGAACAAGGAGGATGCAATTCGCAGAGTTCTTGATTTGTACGGTGAAAATGGGTTCAAAGGCTGGAATAACACCCTTGATTCAGAGCGCGATCGCATTGAAGGTCGTACTCGTGACTATGGCACAAAGACTGGATACATTCAGGCCATTGAGTACAGGGGCATGGTCCAAGGTAAAAAGCTTATTGAATGGGGAATAGATTCACAGCGCATCGATGACCCAATGCGTTCGTACAGTGTTGAGGCATGGATGGTAGGGCATGAAGTTGTTCGATGCGTGCTGAACGGCGATCCTCTTGGTAAGAAACCTTACTCAAAAGCAAGCACAGTGAATGTGCCTGGTGCATTTTGGGGAACAGGGCTACCAGAATTAATTGAAGACATTCAGCGAATTTGTAATGGTGCCATTCGATCATTGGTCGATAACATGGCGATCGCTAGTGGCCCTCAAGTTGCCGTTGATGCTACTCAGTTACCGGACGGTGAAGAGATTACCAATATTTATCCGTGGAAGGTTTGGCAGTTAAAACAGGGGATATCTGGTGGCAATGGTGGATTACCTATCCATTTTTTCCAACCTCAAATGCACTCAGGTGAATTACTCCAGATATATGAGCGTTTTGCTCGGTATGCGGATGAAGTAACGGGAATACCAGCTTATGCCTATGGGTCTGATTCTGGTGCAGGAGCCGCCAAGACCGCTTCGGGCTTATCCATGTTGATGAACTCTGCATCGAAAGGTATCAAGGCCATTATTTCCAATGTTGATGTTGCAGTTAGAGGTCTAGTTAGCCGGTTCTACGTGTACAACATGATGTTTGATGAAGACAAAGAAATTAAAGGTGATGCGAAGGTTGTTGCTCTTGGTGCGTTAAAGCTGATCCAAAAAGAAGATCTTCAGCGCAGAAGAATGGAAATGATGCAGGTTACCGCTAATCCATTGGATATGCAGATTCTTGGTGTAGAAGGTAGAGCAACGCAACTTAGAGAAGCGATGGCTCCACTTGATTACGACACTAACCCTGTACCTGATGATGAGAAAATCCAGCAAATCAAAGAGGATATGCAGAACCAGCAGCAAGAGCAGGAGCAGGAGGTAATTCAATGAAGTTTGAAGATGCAACCATGATGGCTATGGCTCGTCTTGTAGGTTCGGGGGATTTCTTGAAAGTTAAGGATGAACTCGAACGGCAAGAAAAGGAGCTAACGAAAGAGCTGCTTTCTGTCGACGCATCCCAAGTTGGCAGGGTAGGCAGAATACAGGGAAAGATTGAAATTATTAGCGAATTAATAGAGAAGATCAGCGGAGCAAGGAGCATAGCTGGAAAAATATCAAAAAATCGTGAAAAACGGTGAATTTAATTTTGCCTATTTAAGTAGTTATTTTTAATCCTACAGCCTGTTGATGATGAATACCCAGAAATACCCAAGGGCTTCACGGCTCATTATCCCAAAACAGGCTGGAACCATGAATAAACAAGCAGAAGAAAGAAATCAACGCGCTGATGAATTGTCCGAGCGAATGCAAGCGAGAGCTGAAGGAAGGCAGGACCGAAGCATTAATCAAGACGAGTTGAACCAGGATAGTAAACCCGAGAACACCGGAATCCCGGCTCTCACAGAATCCCAAGACGATAAACTGGATGCTTCAGGAACTCAGGAGCTGCCCACAAAGGAAGCGGCAGAGCCAGAACACTCTAAGCAGCAAACCAACGGAATCGATTGGGAGCAAAGATATAACGTACTGAGAGGTAAATATAACGCTGAAGTGCCTGCTGCAATGGCCAATGTTAGAGAACTGAGGACAGCAAACGTTGATCTTAATACTCAAATTGGAACATTAAACCAGAAGGTATCAGAGTTGACCCTCGCTTTGGAAGGCGCCAAAACTCCCGAAAACAATCGCTTAGATAATATGCGGAATGATTTCGGTGACGATGTGCCAGATGAAATTGAAGCACTCAAAAATGAGATAGCGGATATAAAAGCGAAAGGTCAGGAAGAAGCGACTATTGACGACTCAGTACAGGCCGAACCTCAAGACACCTACCCTAACATGAAAAGTGGAGTTAGCTTTGTGCGAACTCAGGTTGGTGAAGAAGAGTTCGCCCGAATAGATAATGATCCTGGTTTTAAAGCGTATTTAGATGGCATTGATCCGCACCACGGAATACCGAGGCGCGATGTAATGAACACCATTTTCAATAATGGTGATGGCGATCTATATGCAACTGCAAATTACTACATTTCATGGGCATCCCAGCAAGCCACCGCTTCAAATTCTGCCGACAAGCGTGAAGAAATGATCGAGCCAGGGGGCAATCAAAATAACCCCCCTGTAGAAACGAAGAAGATTTATAAACAATCTGATATCAAGCAGCTCTATCACGAATACACGCACAATCCTAAGTATCAAACGAAGGAAGGTCAGGAAGAGTTTGAAGCATTTGAATTAGATTTGCTTGCAGCTGGGCCAGAAGGACGGATTCGCTAAAGTGATTCGTTCCCCAGTTGCGCGATGCTTGGAGCATTAAATCATGCCTATTACACGCGATGCTGGTTATTCCGTAAATTACTCTACGGATTCCTCAAACTACATCCCTGAGATCTTTTCAGGGAAGTTGATTAAGAAGTTTTATTCCTCAACTGTTTTTGGCGAAATTGCCAATACAGATTACGAGGGTGAGATTAAGAACAAAGGTGACGTAGTACACATTCGTACTCGCGGAACCATTGTTATTAGTGATTACGAAATTGGTGGTGGGCTAGGAACCCCGCAACGACCAACTGCACCTGGTATCGATTTGGAAGTGAATCGTGCCAAGTTTTACAACGCTGCAATCAACGATATCGATGATTTGCAAAGCGACATTAATTTGATGAACGACTGGGCTGATGATGCAGCCAAGAACATGAAGATTGTTGTAGATAAAGATCTTCTTGGTTCTGTCTATGCTGATGCGGCAGCGGCGAACGCTGGTGCTACAGCAGGTGCGCAGTCTGCAAGCTACAACCTTGGCACTGATGGTGCTCCGGTTGTTATCACCAAGGATAATGTTGTAGAGCACATCGTTAATATGGGTTGTGTGTTATCTGAGTCAGACATTGATGATGAAGGTCGGTGGTTGGTTATTCCAACATGGATGAGCGGTCTGTTAAAGACTTCTGATCTAAAAGACGCATCAATGACTGGTGATTCGGTAACGCCACTTCGTAACGGCAAGATTGGGATGATCGACAATTTCACAATCTACGTGTCGAACAACCTTGCGCTTGGTGTTGCAGGTAAAGCCAACATCATGGCAGGACATAAGTGCGGTTTGACTTTTGCCAGCCAGATGACGAAATCTCGAATCATCGAAGACCAAAACGACTTCCAGAAGATGTTGCAAGGTCTGAACGTGTACGGGTATGAAACCATCAATGATGTAGCAATCACGCACTCTGTCGTTGCTAAAGCGTAACGATAAGGTATTTAGTTGATCCACCAATAGAAAGCAGGGGCTAAGTCTCCTGCTTTCTTGGAGAGCATTAATGCAAGTATTGAAGCACGAAAAGTCTGGGCGTTTTTTTATTGCAACGCCACAACTTCTCAAGAACAAGCGAATGATTCCAGCGACCGACAAGGAAGCTGAAGAGTATATCGGCGCAATGTCGGAAGAGCTCGTTAAGCAAACTGAAGATCATCCTAGCACAGCTAAGAAAATCACAATCCCCGATGACGTTGATCCAAATACCGATATTTCTAAGTGGGGTAAGCCTGAGCTCGTCATGCTGGCTAATCGCTTAGGCATGATTGGTGTAGCTCGTCTTGGTGTCGGAATGTTGCGCGAAACCATTGTGAATGCGCTCGTGGAAGTTGAAGCACGCACTGTTGACGGTGTTTCTGATGACGGTCCCACTCGCAATAGTGACAACAAGGCTGACGTTGATTATTCAGAAGGCATTCAAATACCTGAAGATATGGATGTCAGTGCTGATATATCCAAATGGTCAAAGCCTGATCTTTTGGAGGTTGCGGCAAAAATTGGAATGACTGGCGTAAGCCGGTTAAATGTCGGCGCTTTGAAAGAAGAGCTGGGCAAAGTATTCCATGCCGAGCAATGCGCTCGTGACGCAATAGGCGAAGGCGAATAGATGAATTTCTCAGGGCTGCGAACATTGGTTTATGACCTTCTTGCTGATGAAGAGGGAGTTACATGGACTGAAGAAGAATTGAATCGATGGTTGGTTGAAGGTGAGCTAACAATAATCCAATACCGACCAGATTCTAGCGCAGTCACTGAGGCAATCCCGCTAGTTGCAGGCGTTAAGCAAGCAATACCAAGCACAGCATTCAGGTTGCTTGGTATTGTGCGCAATGAATCAGGTAGAGCAATTCGCCTGGTTGATCAAGAAATCAAAGATGAGCTTGATCCAGATTGGTATTCCGCTTTATCAACTGACGTTGTTCGTGAATATGTTTTTGATGAGCGAACTCCAAAGGAATTTTGTGTCAGTCCACCATCACTAGGAGGCGTTAATGTTATTGCAAAGATCAGTAAGAAGCTCCCTGATTATGACTTCGGTTCTGACCCTGATACCACGATTGATGATATTTACCAATCACAACTCGTTGATTACGCCGCATATCGATGCTTGTCGCAAAGTGATGAAAGCACTGCGGAGTTCGCAAAGGCAAGATCGTTTTATGCTTCATTTGCCAATTCGCTGGGGATTAAAACTAAGTCTGATGCTGGTGCTTCTCCTAAATCACGAGGACAAGACAAGCTATGACTATCTCTATTGAAAAATGGTTACCGTATGTTTTGACGGATGTGTCCGGTTGTCCTGAATCTGTAGTGCTGCGTGATGTTAAGAGTTCGTTGATTGAGTTTTGCACTAGAACACAGATATGGACCAATACTGCGGAACCTATTTCGTTAATAGCCGGTATTGCAGATTACAAGC